GCGCTTGTCGGTTGCGTTTACTTTGGGACTAAAAATAAAATAAACACTAAAGGGGTAAAAATTAATGGCGGTGACTTTGATGCTAGTCAGTTAGAGATTCGTTGTCTTGAGGCGGTAAAATCAACAGTTTCCGAGTATCGCAGGCTCGGTCAAGGGAGACAGTTCGTTTGTTTTGCTGCGGGTGTAGAACACGCTAAAAGCCTCTGTACAGAATTTAACGAGAGGGGTGTTCCCACGGCCATTATCACAGCCGAAACACCAGAGCAGGAAAGAAGAGAAATATTTAGAAAAGTAGCTGAATTAAGATTGCGGGGGATTGTAAATATTAATACCTGCGGAATAGGATTTAATTTGCCCGCAATTTCTTGTATAATTCATGCCAGACCAACTAAGAGCAGAACTCTTTATATTCAGATGACTGGTCGCGGTCAACGGCTTTGTAGCTGGCTAGGCAAGATTGATTGTCTGATTTTGGATCAAGCGGGGAACGTAACCGAGCATGGATTTATCGAGGATGTAAAGTATCCTCAACTTTCTACGTCCTCTGATACCCCAAAAGGGCAAGCTCCGACTAAAGAGTGCGAAAATTGCAATAAAATAACCTACGCTTCCGCTCGTATTTGTCCTCACTGTGGCCACGAATTTCCGACAAAAGAAAAAAAACAAATCGCCAACGAAAGACTAGAGATTATAATTCACGATAAAGATAGAGAATTATACCTAGCCTACAAGTACGCTCTCAGACAAGCTTACAAAAAAGGTGAGCATATTGAAAGTGTCCGGGGATGGATGATCAAAACATTTAAAAATCCTAGACTAAGCAAAGACTGGATGCCCCCTAAATCTTGGAAGTTACACGCAATCTTCAAAAAAGACTATACTGTAAATGACTTGAATAATTACGAGGCTTACTTGAAAAGTCTTTGCAAAATTGAAAACAATAACTGGGTAAAAGCCAAAATGGCAGAGGAATTTGGAGATGGCTGGGACAATATTCGGCTCTAATGGATTATTACTGGCATCTTCCCAGGAATACAAAGAACAAATAGCGAACGAGCTATTTAGACTTATTTCTATAGGCTCTGCGCCTATTCTTTCCCGTACCCTTGCCACACCCCCAAGTCCTCAAAATATAGATAGCTACTATATTGTCCCCGCAGGAGCTACTGGGGCATGGGTGGGGAAGACTAATCAGATAGCTTATCCCGTAATTGGCTTGAATGGATTGCCTACAGGAACTTGGAAATTCTGGCAGCCTTTTGTCGGACTAACAGTTTTTCTTGTTTCTGGAGAAGCAATATTTTTTAATGGAACAAACTGGGTACTTGTTTCTAGTTTTGATCAATACTCTGGGGATATAGAAGCTCCTGCTGCTCAAATCTACCCTCTTGATTTCGCTTTATTAAGAGGTTATAATATCCTAAGTTTTAGTGCGGTAACTCAATCTGGTACAGCTACTATATCGGTTAAAATCAATGGAATAGATGTCCCTGAGTTAACCGATTTATCTATTACTTCTACTCGATTAACCGTTTCTGTGACAACAGAAAATTTTGTTAACATAGGAAACAGAGTAGAACTTGCTGTTTCTGCTGTTAATAGCCCGAAACATTTATTTTTTACTATAGGGAGAAAATATGTCTAGATGGTTGTTTTTTCCTTTTCTTAATCCTTTTATTCCTGACGGCGAATTTAAAAGTTGCCAACTAAGCAATGCTATTGTTAATAGTATGCGTCCTGTGGATACCGTAAATGGTACTTTTCTCTATTGCTCTTTTGATATAATTAATTCAGGATTTGATAGAACACCATGACTAACTTAACTAATCAAGATAACGTTGGTAATTACTATTTTGGTTATAGAGCCAATAATTTGCCCTTTGACAATGCCCAAATAGCATTAAATGCACCAACTCTTGTGAATTGGATTAATGCTTGTTTTGGAGACACTTATGCCGTAGTAAGTTCCGGTACGAATAGTTTTAATCTTATACTGCCTCATCCTAACGAAGTTCTTACTCCACCCGCGACCGTTGCGCCGTACTGGCCAGATAGTAAACGCAGATTTACAGAGAGTGATATAAACGGCATAGCTTCAGGAAGCTCTAATAATCCGGTTTCCTATTTAATACCAGGCGGCGGACAAAGAAGTATTGATTTAAACTCTAATCCAAATTATGTCTATTACGCAGTATTAAATAATTTTTCTTTAAATATCTTTTATTGTCGATATAATTCAACTGGGTTAATTCCTAATGTGTTTAGTGTATTTACAAGCATAGGATTTTTAAAAAATCCTTTATATCCATCATCTAGTTTTGTCCGAAATGCTTACTATTATAGTTTAGGTTGTTCTGAGAATATCTGGGCGAATGGTGGAGTCCACCCTGAAGTCTTGGGAGTTCAAGCCCCATCTGCCAAATATTTAAGAGTTCCGAATGTGTCAACTCCTGTTACCGCCGATCCAATTGCAAACTATGCTATTTCTTGTCAGACGGCTACCCCCGGAGCCAACACCACAGATTTGGTGCTTCGAGACGATGAGGCTCCAAACAAAGCCATCGGAATTGTTTCTAATGTACTCAAAACAACCCTAGATATTCCCGTGGGACAAATCTATAGAAATACAGGGGTTGATCCTGATGGCTCCGATAATCCGAGTTGGATGTGTGTCGGAAAAATGGGGAACGAATCTATATTAATGCGAGCATGGGCTACAGGGTTAGTTTAGTATGATCTATTATCACGTTTTTGGAACTGCTAGAGAAAAAAGCTTAAATGGAAGTCAAGATAATCCTATATTTTGGCGTACTGGCATACCGATTTCGTGGGACAAAGAACCGACATTAAAGCCTGTTGGTGGAATTAATCTATTTGGTCAATTTTGGAAAATAACCAGCAAATACGGTCAACAAGTAAGTATTTTCTTTATTCCTTCTAATCAGTATAACTCTCGCTATACTGGTTCAATCGCTGACACAATCCCCTTAGAGAGAACCAGTAAAAACTACACTTATTCTGGTACTGTAAGCGAGCCTAAGAAACTTGCTTACAATGTTATAATAATTGACATCATTCGTGTCACTGATCCAGTTGATTTTCCTGATGATCCTTACCCAGTAAATATTCCTCAATTTCCTATTATTCCAGATAAAGACTATCAAACAGAAATTCAGTTTTCTAATTCTTTACTAGAAAATACAAATGGGGCAGAACAACGAATAGTGGAATGGTCTAGTCCTGCTAGAGTGTTTAATCTTGCTCGAACTACGTTACAACCTGATGATTTAAATGCTATTCTTGACTTTCATGAAGAAATGAAAGGATCGAAAAAAGACTTTCTTTATCGTGACCTTTCTGATTATCAAGTAAAAGGAATTTATGAGTGGCTAATTTATTGTCGATTAAGCAATGCTATTGTTAATAGTATGCGTCCTGTGGATACCGTAAATGGTACTTTTCTCTATTGCTCTTTTGATATAATTAATTCAGGATTTGATAGAACACCATAAACAGCAATTTTAACATGACTCCTTTTATCCCAAATGGTAATTTTGTTTATTGTCGTTTCGATATAGATAATTCAGAGTTTAGTAGAAATGCTACCGAGCTTGTTACCGAATTCTACACAGAAGGAGTATTTTCCCCGGAACACGATGGGGTGAAAACAGAATTTATTTTGATTAAAAAATATTCCTGCGGCAATAACGTTCATCACAGGCCTATTCTTTATCCAGATATTGATAGCCTAAAAATCTATCAAGGAACTACAGAAATACCACTGTCAGAATATATAGTAGCTCCTGGTAAAATAGTTTTTAATAATCCGCCTCCTAGCACCCCCAAATTAACTTGGGAAGGCACTTTTAAAGTATTATGTCATTTTGAAGAAGATAAATTAGATTATCAGCCTATCACAAAAAATAGAAATAACGCTATTTTTTCTATCCCTAAATTAATTTTACGAGAATCAAGAATTGAACCTGAAATTGCATTGCTACCTGGTGATGTTTTTTATCCAAATTTAAATCACGATTTTAATTTAAATTTGACTAAAAGGTGTACGATTTCTCCTAAATTTGAGACAAATATTATTAGCTTATCTAGTGGAGAAAGAAAAAGATTTTCTCGGAGAAATATTCCCTCTGACATTAGCTCTTTACAACAAAGAAAAACTTTATCTCAAAAAGATATTGATTATTTGATTGCCCTATGGTTGTGTGCTAGGGGATCAGGATCCACATTTCGTTATCCTGATTTAGTTAACGGTTTATCAATCTTATCCCGATTTAACTCTGTTTCTTTGAGCTACCAAAACCAAACCTCTTTACAAATTTATTCACTTGGAGAATTACAGATTAGGAGATTTACCGAAGGAATACAACAAGATTCAGGGTTAGAAGATTCTTTTGCAAATCCTGTTTTAACGCTTTGTTATTGCGTTTTAATCGAACTTACAAACGGAGAAAAGCTCGGTTATACAAATTTTTCCCAAGACTTAAAAATTGGTGGGGTAGTATTTCGGGCAAAGCAAGCTCTTGATCCGACTGCAATAGAAAAGCAATTAGGAATACAATCGGATAATCAAGAATATAGAGGTGCTTTTAGTGATAATATTGACGAAAATTTACTTTTTTCTGATAGATTTAGAGAAGCTCGAATTATCACAGCAATTGTTGATTGGCAATATCCTCCTAATTCACTCTTGGATCTTCCAGACGAGCAAATACAAATAGGTTATGTGGGAGAAATTAAATCACTTGGTGGCGAAAGCTATACGCTTGAAAATCTTACTGCCTCTAGTATTAATTTAAGACAAAGTAGAGATGAAAAAACATCACCTTTTTGCCAATGGGCTTTTGGACAGGATAACGGTGATAACTCAGGATGCCGTAAACAAGTACCATTTTACGAGACTCAGGTTGCTGGGGTTAATAGTCAGAGAGACTTTGAGGTGTGGGGAGAATACCAAAATCTTGCTTGGGGAAAATGCACATTTACAGACGGAGCAAATAAATCAGCTACTTACGCAATTTACCGAACTGTTCCAATATTTGGAGGTAAAACTCAAATTCAGTTATTTACTGAAGCATCTGGCCCCGTAGCTACCCACGATGGCGTAATCCTTACTGCTGGCTGTGACAAAACTTACAATACTTGTAAAAACACTTGGAATAATGCTATAAATTTTGGCAATATCCCCAGTTTTGGTAATTTCATGCCCGGGAATGACTTTTTGTTAAGCTCTCCAAAGCAAAGCTAAGTTTTTCTAAAGAATTAATTTGAATTCATAAATAACAGTAAAAAACTCTAGAATAGTTTTATTGATGTTTCCCTTCTGCCATGTATTATATTTCTGTTGCCAACCAAAGCCATCCCCCCTATGTCGAGAATCACGATTTAAAAATAAATTTTAACGATCTTGGCACTGTTGCGGCTATTGTAATAGCATTACTTAGTATGTTTTCAAAAAATACTAAATCACAGGCTAAAGAACTTGATCACGAAACCTTTGAGAAAACGTCAAGGAAGATGGAGTCTCTTGAGCAAAAGCTAGAGAAAATGGTCGAAAGACTATCAACAGGAATAGAAAAACTGACTATATTAACAGCGCAACTTGATAAAGAGATAAGTCTTATTAAAGCTAAACAAGAAACTTTTTCTTCTATTTCTAATCAAATAGAAGGACTTCGCAAAAAACAGGAAGAACTTGATATACGAATCGGAATACTTGAGCATAAACCTTAACAGAATTGTCAACTTTACTAACTAAATTACCATGAAATTTCTAGAAGCGAATCGCAACACTATTCTAAAATCGCACCTAATAGACTCTAGTTCCGAAAGTCTTCCCCAAGACTTTAGAACAATCCAAATTAAAGCTGGACAAAAAGTGATTTATAATCAGATTCTCAAAAGAGAAAAAAATCACTATTTACTAGAAATAAAGCCCCCGATTGAGGGTAAATTTAATTGGTACGCTTTTGCTAGTCACTTTAACGACCCTAATCCCCCTGTAGTCCGCAAGGATCAAGTTGAAGGTGTGTTTGACAGGCTTAACAATAAAATTACTGATTTTCAGTTTCAAAAATTAGATGAGTGCCTTAAGAGATTTGACATTACCACAGTACAAAGAGTTCGACATTTTTTAAGCCAAATAGCCCATGAATCAGCTGGCTTAAGGTTTATGGTAGAAATCCACGACGGCTCAAATTATGAAGGACGAAAAGACTTAGGGAATACCAGACCTGGTGACGGCAAAAAGTTCAGAGGTGTAGATGCTCTCCAAATGACTGGCAGAACCCATTATCAGGCATTTGCTAATTATATAGACGATCAGCGTGTTATGCAGGGGTGGTCGTATGTCAGCGAAAGATATTTATTTTTACCATCTGGGTTTTGGTGGATGAACAATAAAATGAACGAATTGTGTGACCGTGGGGCAACCGTTGAACAAATTACCCGTCGTGTTAACGGTGGTACAAATGGACTAGCCGAAAGAAAACGATATTATGAAAGGGCGTTAAGATTTATCTAAAATCTTGACAATTCAAAAAGTAATCTGTATTATTTAGTTAGGTTAAGAGGTTATCATGAAAAAGGAATTTCGTCCGCTAATTCTACAGACAGTAGAAGGTTATCCGGCATTTATTAACTGTTACGAGATTATTACAATCACCTATTTATCTGCTGAAGATAATTACATAGTCGATGCGACTTCACAAGTGGGAATCACAATATCCAAGCATGCAGCTAAGGCTTTAATGGAAGCAATAACTACCGATTTATTTTTTTGCGGTGATGACGAAAGAAAAGTTTTGCGGAGCGATGGAACATTTGATAGATATTTTTAATATTTAGATTTCTCCTTGGGTGATTTAAAACAGACCATTAACAAAATGGTCTGTTTTCTTATATCATAGAAATAGTACATGGCAGTTCTAATGGCAAAAAAGAAGAAAAAGGATGACAAATTAAGAGGCTCTCAGCGATCCCTTACTTCACCGGGGATCGTGTCGGTATCACGTCGGTACGATTTGGAGATTACGGAAAATCCTATCCGTGATCCGAGAATATCAAGAGAATTAATCGAACTTAATCAATGGTGCTATGAAGTCATCCACGCCCTTGATATGGCCGCTTCTGATACCTTTGCATCTGACGATGGAGACGATCAGGGATGGATAGTAGCAAAAAACCTTGATGATGAAGAAACTCCTGTTAACCCAGAAGTATTTGCCATTGCAGAAGATATTAGGTTAAGAAAACAGAATTTTTCAACCTACATGATTGGTGGGGATAGACTCAAGAAAGCCCTAAGATGGGCATTAGGGAAGGGAGAATGTTTTCTAGAGTTAGGCATTGAACGAGAAGGGTTATCTGCCAACAAGTCTAAGGATTTTGGTGTAGCAAAGACTCTTTATTTACCTACCTTTGAGATGTTTAGAAAAGAAACAGATCAAGGGGAACTAATTGGGTTTGAGCAAAGGAAATACGTTTCGGAATCTGATCCTGATTATTTTTTTGAACCCTATAAAATCTGTCATATTCGCCATGAACCTGATTTTCTTTATGGTCGCTCTCTTTGGTTAGCTTCTTTAGATGCTTGGGCTGATGTTAAACAAGCTTTCGATAATTTGATTAGGGCATCCAATGACTTAGGAGTTTCCCCGACTCTTCATATTATGCCAGGAGTATCTAGAGAACAGTCTGAGAGTTACGAACGAGACTTAGGAATCCGTAGGAAAAGTGGTATTATAACCGACCATATTCTCAGCTATCCTGGGCAAGATATTCGTAAAATGGCTAATTTTAACCCTGATTTAACAGGGCTAATTGATACTCTTTTGCAATGCCGGTACAAGCTAATTATCCCTGGATTTCCGACCTATTTCTTCCCAGGATTAGAATCAAAAGGGGGAACTAAAGAGTTATCCCGGTCGCCTGATCGTCGCTATTCTAGGATGAGATACGGATGGTGTCAGCTTCTTAGCGGTGCTATCAAACAGGTAATTGACACAGAAATCATTCTCAGAAAAGGATTAGATTTTTATGCCGAAAATGCTAGAAATAAATATCGGATACTGTGGCCAGAATGGAGTGAATCTATTGATGGTATGTCTGGGGGAGAAGTTGAAGACACTGACTCTGATTTAACCGATGAAGAAACTAATAAACAACCTGTTAAAAAAATAAATATAAATCAAAATGATTAATCAAATTATTCACGGTGATTGTTTTGATGTTTTAAAAAATATTCCTGATAATTCCATTGATTTAATCCTTACCGATCCTCCCTATGGACTTTCGTTCATGGGTAAAGATTGGGATCATGGTGTACCCGGTGTACAGTTTTGGATTGAAGCTTTACGAGTCGCTAAACCAGGAGCGCACCTATTTGCTTTTGGTGGGACTCGTACTTTTCACCGATTGGCAGTAGCGATCGAGGACGCTGGTTGGGAAATCAGAGATACAATTATGTGGGTCTATGGGTCGGGGTTCCCTAAGTCACACGATGTAAGCAAGGCGATTGATAAGTGCAATGGCGAAACGGGCCGACTGCACAAGTTCACGGACTGGATGAGAACCACGGGGCTTACTGCGCGGCAGCTTGATCAGATTACCGATACCAACATGGGCGGACATTATTTGACAGCGGCCAGCCAACCTGCGATCCCCACTGCTGCCCTGTGGGATATGGTTCGGCCGCACTGTGGCGAGGTTCCGGCATGGGTTGATGAGATAGTGCAGCGGATTGAAGCCGAGCGTGAGGTTGCGGGTAAGAGCATAAGTGGTAAGACCGCAATATGGCAAGAACAGGGAGGCATGGGCGACTTTAACATCACCGCCCCCGCCACCCCCGAAGCGAAGCAATGGCAAGGCTGGGGGACTGCTCTAAAGCCGGCATGGGAACCAATCATTGTGGCTCGTAAACCTCTCGCTGGCACGGTAGCTGAAAATGTCCTACAGTGGGGAACTGGGGGGATTAATATCGATGGGTGTCGGGTGGGGACGAATGACGGACTTGAGCGCCCTTATGGCGGCGAGAACAAGGTTTATGGCAGCTATGGTATGGAACGCGGAACCAGGACCGGCGATGCGCTCACCGGCCGCTGGCCTGCCAACTTCATCCACGACGGCAGTGAGGAGGTGGTGGGGTTGTTTCCGCAGACGGCAGCCAGCAAAAGCGGGGGCAAAGCTGGCTGGCAAGACCAGTACGTAGGCGGGCCGTATAAGTTGATTGAACGCACCGGATACGACGAGGCCCCCGGCAGCGCCGCACGTTTCTTCTACTGCGCTAAGGCCAGTAAATCCGAACGCGGTGAGGGCAATATTCATCCTACGGTAAAACCACTAGCATTAATGAAATATCTCACAACTCTAGGGTTGCCTCCCAGTGGGACAGTCTTAGACCCTTTTTGTGGTTCTGGCACTACTGCATTAGCCTGTAAGGAATTAGGTAGAAATTATATCTGTATCGAGAAAGAGTTAGAATATTATCGAATAGCTTGTAACAGATTAGACCAACCTATAGAACTTATTCCAGATGAACCGATAGAGGAAATAATAGATAATTCTCCATTACAGTTAAAACTGTTTTAAATTTGATAAAATACAGTAAAGCCAAGAGATAATTATGACAAATCTAAAAGCTTATGTTGTTTCCGATTCTAATAATCATGTTCTAGTCGCCAATATGACCGAACTGGAGGTTATTGAAGCTTTAAAAGATGAGGTGTCTAAGCTAAAAGCTCAGTCGGTGAACTTAACAAAGCAGAAACAGAAGCGTAAGTGGATTAGGGAACTGTCAAGAGTTATTTCTTGTCAGTCAAGAGTTATTATTTAATTTAAAGAGAAAATCCATGAATAACAATAACTTTGACGCTATTATCGAAGATTTGAGTATCGAAGACTTGAGAGCCGAATACGCCGAATTAACCGACTCATACGATAGCCTGATGTTTGATTATGAAACATTAAAATTAAAGATAAAAATGTTAGAAATTAAAAACCGTAACCTAAAAGCTAAACTCAATAAATCAGAAAAAACCCAAGAATTAGTTTATGACGGATTAGGAGATAAATAATATGACAGATAAATTTAACCCAGAAGATAAAAACTTACAGCCAATTAGTCAGTTGCTAGGGAGAGCCGAAGTAACAGCTAATGACATCCAAAAAGCTATCGATGACTGGAAAAAGAAACCTCCGGATGATGAATTTAAAAACCTATTAGAACCTGAAATAAGTTATGAGTGATTTTTCTTTTAACCCTGCAACTCGACGCTATCGAGACAATCGAACGGGGAGATTTGTCTCTACTGAAAAAGTTAGACAAATCTCCCAACAAACTATTAATGCCCGTACTCAAAAAACAGATAAACTTACCCGTGACCTTTTACAGGAAAAAATAACTGTCAGCGAGTGGGAAGAGAAAATGTCGTTTGAGATTAAAGACTTGACTATTCAGCTTTATCGAGTTGGCAAGCCTGATATGAACGCTTCTGACTATGGCAGAATTGGTCAGATGCTTAGAACACAATACGCACGATTAAGAAAGTTTTCCCGTGATATTATTCTTGGTACTCAATCAGAGGCTCAAATAATCAACCGCTCTAAACAGTACGTTGCCAAGTCTAGGGAAGCTTTTGAGGAGGGAAGCCGGAGAGGACACGCTCTAGTCAACAAGTGGGAAAAGAGAATAATTACCAAAAAAGAATCTTGCCAAGAGTGTCTTTTTTATGAAAGTGCCGGCTGGCAGCCTATTGGAACACTCCCCCGACCGACTGAAAGATGCACTTGTCGGGCTAATTGCGGTTGTTACTTTATTTTTTCTAACTCTAGGACACGACCTACTCAGAATATGCTTTCGTTAAACTTTGGATGGACCCAATAAAAAACGCAGGGTATCAATCCTGCGTTGTTTCCTCAGCTATACACTTTCTATGGAGACAAATATTTTGTATTGAAATTTTATATTTATAGGTTGGGCTGGAGACGACACTATTAATATAGATCAACCAACCATAAACGTCAAGTCTTTAGATAGAATTATTTATATAAGTATTTTTTATTGACATGGAACTAAAACTAACCCGCGCTGAATTAGAGATATTGCTACAGACCCGTCATCCTACCGACGACGAGATGCAATTAATCAATCAATTCAAACCCTACGGACTCGATCCGTGGGAATCATCGGAACTGATGCGATTTGCTTTAATTGCTTCAAATAACTTAATTCACAGTTCTGGCCAGGTATGGGATAAAAATGTTTTAGAAACTATGGTAGCTAGTTACCCTGGATGCGCTTTGATGATCGATCATGAATGGAAAGATCAGACCAAAACTTTTGGGATGATCTATGATTCTTTTATTTATTCCTTGCCTCGTGTAAGCAAAGAAGGGATAGCACGAATCCTCGAAAAATCTCCTAATCCAAACGAAGATTATCGAATAATTCAAAAAGACGGCTATCATCAGGTCTTGGTTTTCGGTTTTGTAGAAGCGACTCACCCGATTATTTCAGAAATTTCCTATGGCAGAAAAGCCGATGTTTCAATGGGGGGAATTTTTTATGGCGAGTCGATTTGTCCTATCTGCGATATTCCTTACAGTGATCCTAAATGTCCTCACTACCCCCCGTATATGGCAGGGCTAGTAGATGAAGAAACCCTAACCCCTTACTATCGCCGTTCCGGAAAAATGGATTCTATCGAATGCAGTTTTGTTGCCAGTGGCAGTTGTCGCCAAGCAAGATTAATAGATTCCCGTCTCAATACTTTTGTTTTTACCTAAAACAGAAAGTTCTGTAGTACAATTATATCTAATAGTTAGTGATCAGCAATCAGTAATGAATACCCTAAAAGAAATTAAACGGGTTACTCCCGTAGCTATTAAAGATTCAGCAGAAGGAACTGATACTCCTTCTCAAGAAGAAATCTACACCCTGACTCAAAAAGCCACTTTTCGAGGTGATTTAAAGCCTTCTGGAAGTGGTGTACCAGTTAAAAATTCCGACCCTGATCCCACTCCCGTCCCAGTCTTTGATCCCAAAGCGATTCAAGAGATTGTCAAAAACACCGTAGCAGAAACCGTAGCTTCGGTAAAGCAAGCGATGGAATTAGACAAACAATCTGCATTAGAGTCTCAAAAACAACAATTTGAAACTACAAAAGCTACCCTAGAAGCTTCTCTCAATTCTGCCACGGAAGCTATCCAAAAATCTAATGAAAAAATCGCTCAACTAGAAACTAAAGTCACTGAGTCGGAAAAGACGATTAATAATTTTGCTGACGTAGGAAAGCTTTACGGTAGCCAAACACCAGAAAAAATGCAGTTCCCTAACTTCAACAAAACCGTCGCTCATGATGCTGATAAAATTACAGGTGCGCTTGACGAAACCTTTGATTTGATTGAAGACATTCAGAAAAATTCTGGTGTAA